GAGAAACTAGAAGGTGAAATCGCTATGGCAAAGGCAAACATAGATGTCTACATGAATAACCCTGCAGGTATAGGAGAGCATCCAGATATTGCAGAGGCTATCGAAAGTCAGATAGAAAAGATTGCCGCAGCGCACGAAAAAATCCAAATTATAGAGGAGTATTTTTAAAAATTAATTATGACAAAGGTTATTTTAAATGAACTAGAAAAAAAGATTGCTCTTCTTATAGCAAAAAGCAGATACTATGGAAACAGAGGCAAAAACATAAAGCAAAAACTTGTGGCTGAAAACCTGCCTGAGATAGAGCCTGACATCATGGGTGCAGAATCAGAGCTTGCGGCATGTAAACTTCTTAATGTGTATCCCACAGACTTGTTTACTCTTGGCACAAAAGGTGTTGACTCTGGCTTAGAAATGGGAGATGTAGAATACAACGGTCTTCGCATTGATGTAAAGACTACGCCGTGGCAAACAGGCTGTCTATTGTCAAACTCTAAAAACAAAAACATAGATGTGTTCATGTTAATGGTAGGCAAAAATGGCGATTATGAATGCCGTGGCGCAATACAGGCAGATACATTATATAATGATATAAACTTTGGTGACAATAACGGCAAGTTTAAAAGAGCTTGTTGGTATTTAGAGCAAACAGAATTACAAGACTATAAAAAAGTTCTTGACTTAGCTGCATAATTTTCATATAATATAAGATAAGCGGTGGGCAGAGTTCTTCAGTCCTTTCTCTCTCTCATGTCCACCGCACCTTATATTGGAGCAGTTATGAAAAGAAGACCAGTTATTTATATTGGATATGATGACCGTGACAAAAGAGCTTACGAAGTTCTGGAACACTCAATCCGAAAATACAATACAAAATATGACATCATCCCCCTGCTTGAGCCAGAGCTTCGCCGCATTGGTTTGTATCGCAGGGCTTCACGTGTGTTTGAACACGACCCAAAACAACGATATGATGTCTTCGATAATAAACCATTTAGTACAGACTTTACATTCACCCGTTTTTTGGTTCCTGCATTGAATCAGTATCAGGGTCTGGCATTGTTTATGGATGCCGATATGCTTGTACGTGGTGACATCGAAGGTATCTTTGGTGTTTATGGAAAGCGAACAGACTTTGCTGTTCAATGTGTCAAGCATAAGTATGAGCCACCCGAAGGAGCAAAGATGGACGGGGTTGCACAAACCCGCTATCGTAGAAAAAACTGGTCTAGCTTTATGCTGTTCAACTGCTCCCATCCAAGCAACAAAAAGCTAACAGTTGATGCGGTCAACCTGCAAACAGGTTCTTGGCTGCACTCTTTTGGGTGGCTTGACGATGACGAAATTGGAGACATACATGAAGAATGGAACTGGCTTGACGGACACTCAAGCGAATATGTTGAGGCGAAGAATGCTCACTTTACGACAGGTGGTCCGTGGTTTAAAAACTGGAAACCAAAGCGGTCTATTGACGAGGCGTATGCAGAAGAGTGGCTCGCCGCCGAAAAAGAAATAACCACCCAACTTATACTGGAGAATATGTAATGGCATTTTTACATAGCAACATACCCCACTTTAAATGTTGGGTGCGGCGTGACTTCACGCACAATCACGAAGCATACCACGGAGAGTTTCTACATGGCATGGCTGTTGGTGTTACGACAATGCCTAACAGATGTCTTAGTTTTCAGATTATATTTACAGGCATATCTGCCGAAGGCGAAGAAGAAGATACGGTACATGGTGGTGCAATGTGGGCAAGGATGCCTATCACAGGCTTGATGGGTGACATCCCTGTAGAGGAGTGGCCTCAACAAATGGCAACACACCAAGCACAGCCGTGGGATTGTGCATCACGCACACACTCCGTGTATACAATCGACAGAGCAACCCCCTGTCCTTGGCTTGTAAAGATTGATGGAGAGATGTATCCAGCCAAGTATCTATTTACTGTAGACTACACAGATAGTGAGATAGCTGACGACCCTGCACAACACAAACAGAGCCACGTGCTTTGCCTGCTGGACGCAGGTGAGTGGACAGGAAACATTGTCGCTCTACCTAATAACAGAGTTAGAGTCACACACCCAGCCTGGTTTGTTACAGGTGAAGGTGCGCCAGATTTCAAGCCATCAGCACAAATACATTACAGCAAGAGCGACCTAGATTATACTCTTGATACTAATCAAATATTTAATAACCTATACTCAGAGGAATAATTATGTATACTTTTGTAACAAGCTTTCCTAAAAAACATGAAAAAGAATATGGACTGCCTATGCTGGAGTCTGTTATAAACAAGTGGAAACCAACCGATTTCAAACTACACGTATACCTTGAAGGTTATAAAGGAGAAACAGACGGACTGCCGCAGGCAAGCTTTATTAACTATCGTCACATAGAAGACGTAGAGGCACGCAATGATTTTATTAAACGTAATGCAGACAAGAACGGACGCTTTGCAGAAGCACCATATAATTACAGGCTAGATGCGGTGCGCTTCTGTAATAAAGTATACGCCTACTCTGACCTTGCCTTTGAGTTGATTGAAGAAGAGTACAAGGGTTGGCTGGCATGGTTGGATGCTGACACCATTACAAAGAAAAGATTTACTGCAGAAGACGCAGCTAAGATTATGCTTGACGAGGTAGACATGGTTCACCTTGGTCGCATTGATATTGACTACAGCGAAACAGGCTTCACTGCATGGAACATGGCATATCACAATGCCTGCTCTCACATTGTAGACATTCGTGGCGCATATGACACCAACGAAGTATTCAGCTATCGTGAATGGACTGATTCATTTGTGTATACTCGACTGCTTAAAATATATGAAGCACATGGTTCAAAAGTACGCAATCTATCAGAGGGTGTACGTGGCCTAGAGGTATTTGAGAACTGCATGTTAAACGAACACTTCACTCATAACAAAGGTAATCGTAAGTGGCAAAAGAAACAAGAAGTATCTCCTGATGTTACTGGTCCAAAGCGTTACAAACAACTTGCAGATATAGTTCGCTTCTATTCTGAAGACCGTAACACCTTTACCATCGTAGAGACAGGTACATGGAATGGTGGTCGAGCCATTGAGATGGCACTTGCTGCATTTGAAAACGTAGATGAAGTACACTATCGTGGGTTTGATTTATTTGAAGAAGCTACAGAAGAAACAGATAAGATAGAACTAAACATCAAGGCGCACAATCCTACCGAAGCAGTGTCCCGCCGACTTGCAGAGTTTGCTGTTAAAATGGCAGAAAACAACAAGAAGTTTACGTACAATCTAAACTGTGGTGACACTAAAGTTACTATGAAGTCTAAAAGATTTGATGACGTAGACCTTGCCTACATTGATGGTGGTCATTCATATGATACAGTTAAAAGCGATTACACTTTCTTAAAGGATGTGCCTGTTGTTGTGTTCGATGACTATTACTCACACGAAGATAAAGAGTTTTTAGATAATCCTGACTATAACGGAATCATAAGAACCTTTGAAGAAATTAAGGATACTAATAAATATGTTCTTCCATCAGATGACCCAACTGCTTTTGGTGGTAAGGTTCATCTTGGTGTGGTTATTTCTCCTAAAGAAAAAGATTTACCACAAAAGTTCATGCGTGTTCCTATTATTGTAAAACCAAAAGACTCAATGCCACAGGACAACATCCACAATAACATTATCTACAATGTAGAAAAGATTGACGACTTTGATTGGGTCAAGCAATACAAAACAAATAACAAGCACGCCATCATTGCATCAGGTGGTCAGCTTGACATGAAGGAAATTAAAAGAGTTCAAAAGAAATACAATGCCGAAGTGTGGTGCGTTAAACATTCGTATCCTCGCCTTCTTGAGGCAGGTATCAAGCCTACAGCATGTGTTATTCTTGACCCACGTCCCGTAGACGGTGTAAGCACACATGGCATCAAACGCAAAGACCTGTTCAAAGAGGTTGACCCAAGCACACTATTTGTAATTGCCAGCATGACAGACATATCTGCAGTGGACTATATTATGTCCAAGACAGACAATGTAAAAGGTTTTCACGCTTTTACAGACGCTGTTCGTGACATAGATAGAGAAGATAAGTTTGTAATTAATCCCAAGCTTCCCATTCCTCCAGGCACAGTATTTATCTCTGGTGGTACTGCCTCTGCTACACGAACCATTGGCCTACTTGAAACACTAGGCTATCGTAATCTACACCTATTTGGATTTGATTGCAGCGTACCAGAAGATGCTGTAGATAAAGAAGCAAAAGACGAAATGGACAATCCAAAATATCTGCATGTAGAGACTGGTGGTTTTAAGTTCTGGACAACAGGTGAGTTGCTTGCCCTTGCCCAAGACCTTGAGAAGATGCTTGAACGAAAAGACCTAGCACTAAACATAAATTTCTACGGCGAGAACACCCTTGCCCATCAAGTCTTTGAGCAGTCGTACTACAATCAAGAGTTCCAAACTTTTGAGGAATTTATGAATGACAGGGCAGCTTAAAGAACGTCAAGAAAAATTCTGTCAAGCATATCTTATCAATAAGAATGCTACTCAGTCTGCCATCTCTGCTGGCTATAGTGAGAAGTCTGCACATAATCAGGGATACAGATTGCTACAAGAGCCTGCTATACAGCGCAGACTTGAAGAACTTGAAGACGAATACAGCACAGATGTAGATGTTGTCTCAGAACTTGAAAAGCAGTATGAGCAAGCCAAAGCAAATGGCAATGGTCAAACTGCACTCAAAGCTCTTGAGCTACTGTCTCGTGTGCGTGGCAACAACGCAGAGGACGATGGACCACAGGACGTAGCAGGTCTTGAGGGAAAAATATGCGCCGCCATGAAAATTATAGGCAAAGAAAAAATGTATCAACTATTCATGTCTACCTGGCCTGAAGATTTTGAAGAAGAGGAGAATATATCAGATGATGATGACGGCAGCTAGTACGCTTTGTTACCTTTACATGCAAGGTACAACAATGGCATATATGCACGGTAAACCTGCAACATTAGTACGCAGGTGTACATATCAGTGTAATGATTACAAAAAGACAAAGAAAACACATCAGATTTATTACGATGATAGATGTCCAAAAGTAATTAATAAAAATACTAGGTCACTTTACTATGGACGATAAAAATAAAACAGCACTTGTTACTGGTGTCACAGGACAGGATGGTGGATATCTAGCAGAACTACTCCTTGACAAGGGTTATATTGTACATGGCCTACAACGTCGTGTGTCCTCAGAGCCATCCAGACGTATTGCACACTTGATAGATAATCCTAACTTTAAGCTACACTATGGTGACTTGACCGATACGGGTAGCCTAATGCACCTGTTTGATACCAATCTATTTAACGAAGTTTACAACCTTGCGGCACAGTCTCACGTGCGTGTGTCTTTCGATGTACCAGAATACACCGCTAATGTGGACGCTATAGGGGTTTTAAAGCTCCTAGAGTGCATTCGTACACTTGGCCTATCCAACCATACCAAATTCTATCAAGCGTCCACCTCAGAGCTATATGGAAAGGTTTTAGAAACACCTCAATCAGAGACTACACCCTTCTATCCACGCAGTCCATATGGGGTAGCTAAACAGTTTGCCTTCTGGACTGTAAAAAATTACCGTGAAGCATACAATATGCACGCTTCCAATGGCATTCTATTCAATCACGAATCACCGTGGCGGGGTGCTGAGTTTGTTACACAGAAGATTGTGCAGGGCGTAGCCAATATTGCAAAGGGAAAGCAGCCTCACATTGAACTAGGAAACCTAGATGCTAAACGAGACTGGGGGCATGCCAAAGACTATGTAGAAGGTATGTATCTTATGATGCGACAGGAAGAAGGTGACGACTATGTGCTGGCTACAGGTGAGCTACACTCTGTGCGTGAGCTTGTGGAAAGGTGTTTCGATGCAGTAGACATGAAAATAAAATGGGAAGGCGAGGCAGGCTTAAGTGAGGTTGGTAAGGATGAACACGACAGTACAGTTGTTAAAATTAATCCAAAGTTCTATCGTCCTGCCGAAGTAGATTTACTGCTGGGCAATCCACAAAAAGCAAAAGATGTACTAGGCTGGAAACCTAAGTACACCTTTGAATCTATGATTGATGAAATGATGGAAGCTGCCTTAAGCTAAAGTAAATATTCCAAAGGCTACACCAAAGAAAATAACTACACCAACAAGAATAGAGCCGCCTACAAACAACATCTCTTCAAACTCTTTTTGTTTTCTTCTTGCTATGCGCTTCTGTTCAGCTATGGCTTCTTTCTCTTCTCGTATGCGTCTTGCTCTTTCTGCTACTATCTGCTCCCATGTACCATGCCCAAACCTATAGTTAATTAGTTTTTTCATTTCGTACATTTGTTCTTGAGCTAGTTTAGCATCAATAACAGAAGACGCAACATCTTTTGTTTGTCCTATAATGGATTTGCTACCAAATCTTTTTTGCTGTATCTGTTGCTCACCAGCAAACATACTATCAACAGCACCTATAATATCTTTGATATCATTAGCCGTGTTAATATTAGACTTGATAAACTCCACAGATTTCTGGACTAGGGCGATTCCTGCCAGCGTAGTTGATATAGGCTCCATTTCTCTCTCTCATTTTTTATCATTTACTTACGTAATGCACCAATAGATTTAACACCAAAGCTTGCACCGATTGATACTAAAATACCCCAAGATAACCACTCAGGGCAGTCTTCTCTCAGGAATCTAAATCCGTCTGCAATGTATGGTTGCGCTGGGGGATAGAAGCAGGCACACAGCAAGCCAACGAAAAAAATTGTCCACAACTCGTCTTTCCACGAGTCTGCTGAAGCATCCATAGCTTTAGCTTCCCATGCCGAATCATTAGCTGCATGTTTAATCTGCCCCTGTAGTTTAGCCTCCTCAAGCTTACTCTTGAGTTCTGTTTTGCGTTGCCTGCCTTCCATCCATTTACCTGCAAGGCTGGCTATAGGTGTTAAAAATTGCATCATGTTAAAATCCGTTCATATATTTTTTACCATCATATCTTAGCACAGCTTTTCTATTGTGTTCTATTCCAAACTCATCTGTGCCTGCATAACTACAATGAATCCAGCCAGATTGCGGCTCTCCCTCATTGTAAAACTCTAGTATTAGCTGGTCAAAGTCTAAATTATCTCTAATCCATTCTGCGACCTCTTTGTTATCTATCCCAATTACCTCAAAGTCTGCAGCCTGCCCAGTGGCGTGTTGACTTACAGAGCTACTGCCTATAGCAAGACACAACTCAACTGAGCGAAAGCCACTGCTAACAGTTACAGGTCTTCCAAAATGCTCACGCACTGGCTGTAGTATATTATGACACAGACCATGTAGGTTATGCAAGTGTATTGGGTCAGGAATATTTTTAATACCCTTGCGTAATGCGGTCTGACTTTTAGTCATTTCATCTAGTGAAAAGTTTGCTGTTATTTGCATTATTGTATATTCCTTAAATCAGATAATGGAACTTCAATTGGCTCTTTAAGACCCAAAAGCGGGTCATCTTCTGTTCCTATAATAACATCAGTTAATCCTTGTAGTTCTGGTAAATCCAAATGTTGTATTTCTTCTGTGGCAATTTTAAGAGCATCCTCTGGTGTCTCTCCCCTAAATTGTAAGTATGTAACTCTATCTTCAACTAACTTATTTATTAAATCTTTACTAGGAGTTTGTCTAGCTGCTATATATTTAGTAAAATTTTCAATAAGGTTTGCTGCAACAGAACCACCCATATCAAAACCGCTATTATATAATTTTTCACGAGTTGCCTTTACAACATCTTCTATGTCTTGTGTACCATAGAAAGGCAAAACTTCACCAGAAATAATTGTTGTTAGGGCGTTCTCGTTAACCCTATATTTAGGACCAAGAACTTCATTAAAAGATGACATTGCTCTATATAAATCTTCTGGTGTCGGTTGTACAAAGTCGCCATCTTTATTAAGAACAGATGCTCCAAAAAATCTAGCTGCCCTGTCACGTACTTTAACATATCCCTCCAAATTATCTTTTGCTTTTCTATCTACAGCAGAATAAAATCCTGAGAAAGCATCTTGTGCTGCAAAAGCTACAGCTTGTTTTGAATCTAAACCGTCTGAAATATATTGATTATAACTTTCTTTAAATTTAGCAATATCTTTATTTTCAATTTCACGAATAGCATTTACAGGAGCTTTTCTATTAGATGATATAAGTCGCATACCATCATATAACTCTCTGCCTACACCACGTGACACATTATTTGTAACTATTTTAAATCCTGTTCTATTAAATACTTTAGCATCTACAGCACGGTTTGGATATCCTGCACGAGTCAAGCCAATCTTATATCCCTCTGGCGGTCTTTTGCTAAACACACTGTCAGGATTGTCTGTAAGATTTTCGTCATTTCTAAATGTCTCAGATAACACAGCATCTACTTCTTTATTATAGTTAGTAAGCCCACCAGGTTTTAATGTCCTTTCTAATACTGGAAATACATCCTCACCTATTCTACGTAGTGTATCTGTAGCAAATGGATTTTCTCTAAACGCTTCTTGTGTAAGCGGTTGTATAATAGGATTACCACGCTCATCCACATTTGCTAATAAAGATAATCCAGCCGTTGCCATAGATTTACCACTATAGTATGGTGAAAGTACATTTCTTGCGACCTTATTAAAAAATTCATTTTGTTCTGTTTCAGTAAACGGTTCCCTATATTCACCTGTTTCAGAGTCTACGGGAGATGTAGACATAGCACGAGCAACCATTTCATTTACAGGGTCAAATAAATATGAATAGGCATCTATCATAGAATACTCTCCATATCGTGTAACAATATTACCTTCATCGTCATAATATAAAGGAGTTATTGCAAGCTTTCTAGAACTATAAGCATAGTCAGGGTCAATAGATTTAATTAGTCTTGTATTGTTTTCTGTCCAACCATTTTTAATATTGTTATCTTTTATAAGCTCATTCATTCCTGCAGTTACTGCGGCAAGTCCAGCTAATCTTTTCATGCCGTGCATTGCCAAAGCCTTGTTACCAGTATAAACACCTTTTGAAAAATCATGTATGCCATATTTAATTATATTGTAACTAGTACGTAAAACTTCTGCTGGAAATAATACATACGTACCAACAACAGGAGTACGACCTATAAACCGTGCAATAGGTGCGGCTGTGCCATAGTTAGGTGCAGTGTTTTTAACTCTGTCTGCCGCCAAACGCCATAATTGTTTTTGGTCTGCGTCTGGATAAATTTTAGCAAGGTCATCAAATTCACCAAAGAATGCTGTTAACTTTGCTGCATTATCTGTTGCACCATAAACATCACCTAGTTTTCTAAAAGGAGTTTTAATTAGCCTATTATAAAAACCTTTATCAAATTGGTCAGCAGACATTTCTGCAAGCACATCGTCCAATGTTTTAACATTATCTTGCAACGTACCAGTTACAAGGTTTGTATCCAGCACACCACCCTCACCAATTAGAAACTCAAATAACTCTAAGTCTTCTTTAGTCGGGTCGCCAACTAAACGGTCAGAATATTTTTTTACTGTTACCATTAAGTTTTTTGCTGTTCTAGCAGGGTTAAATAAATGTCCATTAGCAGCTAACATAAACGCTGCACCACTTACTTGTAACATATAAGCAGTATGGTCAAGGATAGTTTGGACATTCTGACCATAACCTACAGCATTTCTAACAAAAGAACCAAAGGGTAAAGCTTTATAAAATCTATCAGCATTAAACGCATCTATACCACGAGTAAGAATATCTTGAAATAAAGGACTGGTTGCATATCTACCAAGTTCTAGTTTTCTTTCTCCGCTAACCTCATTTAAAAATTTCTTTTCATTTGGTGTTAAAGATGCAGGATTTTGTTTTCTTTTATTATTTATTTCTGCGAGTCGCTGTGCATCTTGAGGCGTTAATTTACGAAGAGTGGTATTTGCACCCAATGAACCCAACTGTTCATCTATATAATCATCAAACGTGCCTGTTAAATCTCCAACGTCTTTACTAATCTTACCTTTCTTAGAGGCAGTTTTTGTAAACGTAGTTGTCTGCCTGCCAATTGGCAAAAGACCAGACACTTTAATTTCTTTGCCTACATTTTCAGAGGCATATTTAGCAAGCTTATCCATATACCTTACTCTTGCAATAATATTATTTTGTGTTCTTAATGTTTGCAAGGTATTTAAAACAGGGTCTTTAATTTCTCCTAAGAGTTCTAGGATTGGTTTATCTAATTCTTTTCTTTTACGTAAACCTTTCGCTACTCCTTGAGGAACTTTACCTTCTAGCAAATCTAACT